CTGGCGCCGCAGTGGGTGACATGCTGGCATTCGGCATCGTGGCGAAGTCTTTGGGGGATCGGATAGTAACCGGCCCGCGCATCCACACAGTGTTCAAGTCTGAAGGTATCGGTAAGGAGTACGCCTGGTGGAAACACAAGTGAAGTTTGTGGTTGTCGGACACCATTCACGACACAAGCAGGCTTTGTGTCTGGCTGAGTCTATCGGTGCTGTCTTGCTAATTGATAACAGTGACCGTGGCGCTAACTGGAATCACCGCCGCGCGCTGGAATGGGCTGCCTGCCAACCCTGTCGGGTAGTGATTCTGGAAGACGACGCGCTACCTGTTGCTGGTTTCACTGATCTGGTGGGTGAGTGGCTTAACCGCTTCCCTGATTCACTGGTGAGCTTTTATCTGGGCACCGGGCGACCACCTCAGTACCAGATGCAGATAGCCGAACGACTGATAGTGTCCGATAAGACGCAGGCCGACCACATCACGCTACCACGACTGATTCACGGCGTCTGTTATAGCGTGCCGCCACATCATATTGAACGGGTTCTGGCGCGGTGGGACAGCCATAAGGCTGCTGATTATGCAGTAGGCGACGCATATGGTTGCCCGGTGGTCTATCCGTGTTACTCGCTGGTTGATCATGCCGCCGGTGAACCGGTAGAGCGTCATCCAGACAGAACACCGCGCACAGAACGCCGCCGGGCGTGGAGGTTATATGGCTAAGTTAACTACGCTTAAGCCACGACTGAAAGCTATCGATACCCGGCGAATAAAGCCAGTGTATGGCGAGAATCGACGCATTAGCGGCAGCGCAAGGGTAGGACTGAAGCGGCGTATCTATGTCCGTGATGGCGGTCACTGCTGTATGTGCAATCGCGTCGTTGACCTGCATGACAGCGAACTGGATCATCGTCTGGCGTTACAGTTTGGCGGTGATAACGATGAGTCCAATCTGTGGACACTTTGTATCGATTGTCACTCAGGCAAGTCAGCGCGTGAAGCCTCGACGGGCCAGCCAGATGGAGAGGCCCTGAAACATTCCATCACCGATGATGCCCGGGAACATGGCATCGTGGTGATTTGACGTCAATTGATAATGGTTCTCAATATAATTTAAGGTTGATTGCATTTGAAATCATTTTATATTAAATGATATTGATTCTCATTTTGTATGGGGGGGGAGGGTTGGGTGTTAACCTCAATCGCCCTGGACACCGCGCCCCCTCTCACGCGCAGAAAAAATTCCCCTCTGGAGGGTATAAACATGTTAACAGCGCAGAAGCGGAAATTCGCTGTCGCGCTGATGTCCGGTATGTCTCAAAAGGATGCGGCAATAAAGGCGGGATATTCTGAGAAATCCGCACGGTCAAAGGGTTCGCAACTTGCAAAAGACCCGGAGGTCATCGCGTTTATTGGACGTAAAAAAAAGGAAGTAATCGAAACAGACGACGTACCGACATACCGTCGAAATGTTTACACCCCAGCGGTAAACACCCCCGAAAAAAATAAGGCTCCGGTAACACCGCCAGAGGCACCACCTGTTGCCGGGGCTTTTGATGATCCGCTCAAATTTCTTATGGCGGTAATGAACGATTCAACTGAAGAAATTGACGTCAGAAAGGATGCGGCGAAGGCCATGCTTCCCTATATCCACCCCAAAAAGGGGGAAACAGGGAAAAAAGATGCGCGCCACGCTGCGGCAAAAGTGGCCGCTGGCGCCAGCAAGTTCGGTTCAATGGCACCACCAAAACTGGTTGTGAATAATAACAAGGGGTGATGTATGGCGCAGTGGTCTACAGCCTGTACGGACTGGGAATCGCGCCTGGTCGCCGGTGAGTCCATCATTCCTCCGCCCATTTTTCCTGACCAGGCGGCACAGGCACTGAGTATCTTTCGCGAACTGCGGGTTTCTGACCTGCCGGGCAAGCCTACATTCGGTGAGTGTTCTGAAGAATGGGTGTTCGATTTCGTCAAGGTTATATTCGGTGGGTATGACGCAGAGACAGGAAACCAGCTGATTCGCGAATACGGACTGCTGATATCGAAGAAGAATACCAAATCGACAATAGCGGCGGGCATTATGCTGACCGCACTTATCCTGTGCTGGCGAGAGGATGAAGAACACCTGATTCTGGCACCGACCAAAGAGGTTGCCGACAACAGCTTTAAGCCTGCCGCCGGGATGATACGCGCTGACGATGAACTCACCGACATGTTCCAGATACAGGATCATATCCGCACTATCACGCACCGGGTGACGCGCAACACACTGAAAGTTGTGGCCGCTGATACTGATACAGTGTCCGGTAAAAAGTCCGGCCGTATTCTTGTCGACGAACTCTGGCTTTTTGGCAAGCGCGCTAATGCCGAAGCGATGTTTATGGAGGCGACGGGCGGACAGGTATCCCGTAATGAAGGGTGGGTTATCTACCTCACCACACAAAGCGATGAGCCGCCTGCTGGCGTATTCAAAGAACGCCTTGATTACTGGCGCGATGTGCGCGACGGAAAAATCAACGATCCCAAAACACTGGGAATTCTCTATGAATTCCCGCAAAGCATGGTTGAAAGAAAGGCCTATCTCGACCCGGACAATTTCTACATTACCAATCCGAATATCGGCCTCTCGGTCAGCGCTGAATGGATAGCAGACCAGCTCCGTAAGAACCAGGCAAAAACCGATGGCACATTGCAGCAATTCCTGGCTAAGCACCTCAATATTGAAATTGGACTAAACCTGCGCACCGATCGCTGGGCGGGCGTCGATTTCTGGGAGCAGCAGGCCCGGCGTGTCAGTTTTGAAGATTTACTACGGCGTTCAGAGGTGATCACCGTCGGGATAGACGGCGGTGGCCTTGATGATCTGCTGGGGGTTTCTGCGGTCGGGCGTGACGCTGAAACACGAGAATGGCTCTGCTGGTGCCATGCCTGGGCACATGAGATAGCGATCCGCCGGCGTAAAAGTGAAGAATCCCGGTTTCACGACTTCGTGAGAGCCGGTGACCTGACCATCGTGAAGTGCGTCGGACAGGATACGGAAGAGGTGGCCGAATACGTCAGTCGAATCCACGCAGCGGAGTTGCTCGACAAGATCGGCATTGACCCTTCCGGAGTCGGACAAATACTCGATGCGCTTATTGAGGCGGGAATTCCTGCTGATGCGGTGGTTGGTGTCAGCCAGGGCTGGCGCCTTGGCGGAGCGATTAAAACCACCGAGAGAAAGCTTGCCGAGGGCGTATTGATACATGGTGGTCAGCCGATGATGGCGTGGTGTGTCGGTAATGCGAGGGTTGAGCCGAAAGGCAACGCCATTCTTATAACCAAGCAGGCCAGCGGCAAGGGCAAGATTGATCCGCTGATGGCGCTGTTCAACGCAGTTTCTCTTATGGCCCTTAACCCTGAACCTGCGAAAAAAGATTACCAGGTATTTTTCGTATAACAAACACGTCAGTTAATGACCCGCTCAGGCGGGTTTTTTCATTTCTGGAGGACAGTAAATGACGCTTAAGCGCGCCTGTACCCTCATGACGGTGAAGTCGGTAAACGAGGATGATCGGATTATTACCGGCATCGCCTCCACACCGTCACCAGATCGTGACGGTGACATCATGGAGCCAGAGGGGGCGAAATTCCGTAGTGACACGCCGTTCCTCTGGCAGCACGACCGCTCGCAACCTATCGGCACATGCACACCAAAAATGGTGAAAGAAGGATTGCAGATCACCGCAAAGCTGGTGAAACCAACCCCTGATATGCCGTCGCAGTTGGTTGCTCGTCTTGATGAAGCATGGGCATCAATAAAGGCGGGTTTGGTCCGGGGGCTGTCTATTGGCTTTCGGCCGATCGAGTACTCCTTCCTGGATGAAGGCGGTATCCGCTTTTTGTCCTGGGACCTGCTTGAAGTCTCGGCGGTGACTATTCCGGCAAACGCAGAATGTTCCATCCAGACCGTTAAATCTTTCGATCGCCAGCTTCTTGCCGCGTCAGGCATTGAGAAGCCGGTAGTGAAAACCTCTAAAACCGCTGGCGCTACAGCAACCAATACCAAAAAAGGAACCAATTCGATGAATATCGCAGAACAAATCAAGAGCTTCGAAGCGAAGCGTGCAGCGCTGGCAGCCTCACTGAGCGACATCATGAGTAAAGCTGCTGATGAAGGCCGTACGCTTGACGCAGAAGAAACCGAAAGCTACGACAACACGTCTACCGAAATTAAGGCGGTTGATGAGCATCTGAAACGCCTGCGCGACATGGAAGGCAATATGGCATCGACCGCGAAACCGGTAGCAAAAGCCGCTAACGGCGAAGTCACTACCGTTAAGGCTGCTACTCCAGGCATCATCCGCGTCGAGCAGAAGCTGGAAAAAGGTATTGCCTTTGCCCGCTTTGCGAAAGCGCTGGCCGCCGCTAACGGCAGTCGTTCCGAAGCGCTGGAGATTGCCCGCAAACAGTATCCAGACGACGCCAAGCTTCATCATGTACTGAAAGCCGCCGTGGGCGCCGGTACTACCACCGATCCTCAGTGGGCAGGTGCGCTGGTTGAATATCAGGAATATGCACTGGATTTTGTTGAATTCCTCCGCCCGCAAACCATTATCGGCCGTTTCGGACAGGGCGGCATCCCAGCCCTACGTCAGGTTCCGTTCAATATCCGTATCCCGGCACAGACTTCCGGCGGCTCAGCGAACTGGGTGGGACAGGGCAAGGCCAAGCCGCTGACCAAGTTCGACTTTGAGTCGATCACGTTCAGTTTTGCCAAAGTGGCGGCTATCGCGGTACTGACCGATGAGCTGATCCGTTTCTCCAATCCGGCAGCCGATGCGCTGGTGCGTAACGCCCTGGCTGAAGCGGTCATTGCCCGTCTGGATACGGACTTTATCAACCCGTCAAAAGCTGAAGTTGCTAACGTCTCTCCGGCCTCAGTAACCAACGGCATTGTGGCCGTTCCGTCTACCGGCGACCCGGATGCTGATGCTGAAGCGGCCTTCGCCCAGTTTGTTTCGAACAACCTGCAACCGACGGGCGGTGTGTGGATCATGTCCAGTACCAACGCGCTGGCGCTGTCCATGAAGAAAAATGCCCTGGGGCAGAAAATGTACCCGGAAATGACCCTGCTTGGCGGCACCTTCCAGGGCCTTCCGGCTATCGTTTCCCAGTACGCGGGCACCAACCTGACGCTGCTTAACGCACCGGATATCTATCTGGCTGATGATGGCGGCGTGGCGGTGGATATGTCGCGTGAAGCCTCTCTGGAAATGGAAAGCGAACCAACCGGCGACAGCATCACCCCAACCGGAACTGAGCTGGTTTCCATGTTCCAGACCAACAGCGTGGCTATCCGTGCCGAACGCTGGATCAACTGGAAACGCCGCCGCACGGCAGCGGTAGCGGTTATTTCTGGTGTGAACTACAGCTCTAACCAGGGCAGCTAAACGGCGGAAGGAGGGCGGGGGAAACCCCGCCGTAATGCATGGCAAAAATCAGATATCTGCAACGTACCCATGATTCGGTTCCGGGAGACGTAAAATCCGTGGACGATCGGTGCGCAAGGGTGCTGGTGCTGCTTGGCAGGGCCGAATATTTCACCGGCGCGCGTACTGGTGGCAAAAAGAACAAGCGAAAAGCGGAGAACGGCTAATGTGGAATCCTTTCCGGAGAAAACAGGGAAAAGAAAAAGCCCTGCAACAGCCTGTCAGCCGCGGAGGCTGGACGCCATTATTCGGTTTTATACATGAGCCATTTGCCGGGGCATGGCAGCGTAACCTTGAAGTTAATCAGGACACCGTTCTTTCTTATTATGCTGTGTTCGCCTGCATCTCACTGATTGCGAGTGATATTGCCAAGATGCCGCCACGGCTGATGCGTCTCGACTCAAAAGGGGTCATGCAGGAGGTCAAAACAGGGGATATTCCGGCACTGTACAAAAGGCCAAATGCCTTTCAGAACCGGATTCAGTTTTTTGAACACTGGCTGAACTCGAAGTTATGCCACGGAAATACGGTGGCGTTAAAAATACGCAATAACGCCGGAAAAATTACCGAACTCAGGCTGCTTGACTGGAACAAGGTTACTCCGCTGGTGGCGGACGATGGTTCTGTCTTCTACCAGATAAACCCTGACAATATGACCGGAATTGAATCGGAGGTTACAGTCCCGGCGCGCGAAGTGATACACGATCGCTTCAACTGCCTTTTCCATCCGCTCATCGGTTTGTCTCCCATTTATGCTGCTGGTCTGGCGGCGATGCAGGGGCATCACATTCAGGAAAACTCGGCCTATTTTTTTCGCAACGGCGGTAAACCGAGCGGCGTGATTGAAGTGCCCGGTTCCCTGACTGAAGAGAACGCCAGAAAAATTAAAGACAACTGGGACTCCGGCTATTCCGGCGAGAATGCAGGAAAAACTGCCATTCTGAGCAATGGCGCAAAGTACAATCCGACAACGGTATCAGCGGCTGATGCGCAGACCGTTGAGCAGTTAAGCATGACGGCACAAATCATCTGTTCAGTCTTTCATGTTCCGGCCTATAAGGTCGGCATTGGTGAACTACCCACCCATGACAATATCGAAGCGCAGGATCAGCAGTATTACTCACAGTGTCTTCAGTCGCTCATTGAGTCGATAGAGTTGCTGCTGGATGAGGCCTTCGGGCTTGAAGGGGATTCCGGTACTGAATTTGATGTGAATGCGCTGCTGCGTATGGACAGCGAACGCCGTATCAAATCACTCGGCGAGGGTGTGAAAAATACCATTCTGACGCCAAATGAGGCGCGACGGAGTGAAAACCTTCCGCCCTTACCCGGTGGCGATGCACTGTATCTTCAGCAGCAGAACTTCAGTCTTGAAGCGCTGGCGCGGCGTGATGCTTCTGATGATCCGTTTGCCAAATCCGGCGCCGGCAGCCGTACCACATCTGACGATGCGAACGGGAAATCCATGTCGGAATCTGAACTGACAGCGGCAAAAGCCATGCTTAGAGGATTGTTAACCAAATGAATGAACGTGAACTTTCCCTTATCAGGGCTCTTGGAGAGGAATTTTCCCTTGCGCTTGGCGAGCTTCGTGAGTCTTTCAGAAAAAGCCTCAGTGACTATCAGCAGACAACGGAAGAGCACCTGACCAGGCTCTCTCTTGAGGTTGCGTCCCTGAAGGATACCCCGGCACCTGACTTTACCACGCTGCTGGCTGATGCAGTGGCATCCCTTCCGGTTCCTGAGACTCCTGAATTGCCGGATATCGGCACTATGGTCAGCGAGGCGGTGGCCGCCATACCCGCACCGCAGGACGGTAAAAGCGTGACGGTGGATGAGATTCTCCCTGTTCTGGAGAAACTGGTCAGTAAGGCTGTTGGTGAAATACCTGTGCCGAAAGACGGCAAAGACTACGATCCGGCGGTACTCAGGCAGGCCGTTGACGATGCCGTCAGTGAAGCCGTAGCGGAAATTCCCGCGCCGGAACCGGGCAGACCCGGTGAAGATGGTCGCGATGCGCTTGCGCTGGAATTATTGCCTTTTATTGATGAGTCAAAAAGTTATCCCCGTGGTTCCTATGCCACCCATAACGGCGGGCTCTGGCGGGCCTATGAGAAAACTCATGGTATGCGTGGCTGGGAATGCGTCGTTGATGGCGTTGCTGGCGTTGATGTCAGCATGGAGGGGATGCGTAACTTCACTGTCACCGTTAACCGTGCCAGTGGCGCCAGCGAGAAAAAAGCTTTCGGTGTGCCGGTTATGGTGTACCGGGGCGTATTCAAATCAGGCGATGAATATCTGCCTGGCGACACGGTTACGTGGGGCGGATCTCTCTGGCACTGTGACGAACAGACACAGGATAAGCCTGGTGAAACAGGTTCTAAAGGCTGGACTCTGGCCGCCAAACGCGGTCGTGACGGGAGGGATAAAACATGATTGAACTCGTCACTCTTGATGAGGTTAAAGATCACTGCCGTATTGATGGTGACTACAGCGATAACGATTTAAAAGGAAAAATCAGAGGTGCCAGCGTTGCGATCATCCGTTTTTGCCAGGGAAGCAGGGACAAAATCGTTGATGCCAATAACCAGCCTTTGGATAGCGAAGAATGCATGCTGGCAAAGGAGGCGACGTTACGACTTGTCACTAAGCTTTACAACGATCCTGATGGCACCACAACGCAGAATTTAAAGCAGGGCGAGTTACCTTTTGATGTGACGATGCTTATCTGGGACCTACGCCTACCAACGATTATCTAAGGGGGATGAATGGCGTGTTCAGGGTGCGCGCAGCGGCGCGAGTGGATAAAAAAGTGGGCGAAAATAGCTTATGAACGAGCAACTGGTAAACGAACTGATAGCAGCGCTGAACGAACAAACCGCGGCGCAGAGAGAGCAGACGGAAGCGATAAACCGTCTGGCTGAATCCAATATGGCGCTGTGTGATGTCATCATTCAGTCGCTGGCTGATGAGATGGACACGCCGCATGAGCCACAAACTTATCTCAGCGGGAAATCCGTAAGGGGTTGATAAATGCAGGCGGGGAAATTACGTCATCAGGTGACAATCCAGGAGCCGGTGAAGATTCAGAACCCTGAAACCGGTGCAGTCAATAACACCTGGCGGGATGTGGCGACCGTCTGGGCGGAGGTTTCCCCGTCGTCAGTGCGTGAGTTTATTGCTGCGCAGGCGTCTCAGGGGGAAATAACCACTCGCATTGTGATTAACTATCGCGCTGGTATTACCAGGAAACACCGTATTCTTTTTCGCGGTGGCATTTACAATATTGAAGGTGTTTTGCCCGACCCGAAAAGCGGGCGCGAATATCTTACGCTCCCGTGCTCAGAAGGGGTAAACGATGGCTGATGGTGTGGAGGTAAACCTTACCGGACTGGATTCTTTGCTGGGTAAAATGTCAGCAATTACTGACGTAACAAAAAGCAAAGCAGGGCGATTTGCGCTCAGAAAGGCTGCTGAAGTTATCCGTGACAGGGCGAGGGGGAATGCTCAACGAGTGGATGACCCACTTACCAGGGAAGCCATCTATAAAAATATTGTGGCGAGATTTGATAGCAGGAAATACAGGCAAACTGGTGATATAGCTTTCCGTGTTGGTGTGCTTGGCGGCGCAAGGGCAACCAGGAGTGCACGCGAACAAAGGAAAGCTGATCGCCGCAGAGCAAGGCTGGGGCAAACATCTTTATCGGAAATGGGGGAGATTGCTGGTTCTGGTAAGGGGAACCCAGGCGGAGCCACATGGTACTGGCGTTTTCTGGAGTTTGGAACAGAACATGTTGCAGCTAAACCAATTCTCAGGCCAGCGATGAATGGTGTTGATATGCAGGTCGTTAACGTTTTTTCAACCGAGTTTGAAAAAGCCATCGACAGGGCTGTCTCTCGCGCGCAGAAGAAAGGAACCACAGCATGATTGCTCCAGTTTTTGCTGTCTGCTCGGCAGACCCGAAAGTAAAGGAGTTGCTTGGCGATGATCCGGTAAGGCTTTATCCGTTTGGCATGCATGATGATGATCTGGTGTATCCATACGCGGTCTGGCAAAACGTTAATGGTGAGCCAGAAAATTACCTGAAGCAGAACCCTGATATCGATCGTTATTCCATCCAGGTTGATGTGTACGGGGACACCGACGAAGACGCTATTGCTGTGGCGCGAGCGTTGCGCGATGCCATTCAGAGCAGGGCCTATATTACACGATGGAATGCACAGGGTCGTGACTCAGTAACCATGAAATACCGTTATTCATTCGACGTTGACTGGCTGGTCAACCGATAACTCAAAACCACTCACATCACACCGGCTATAAGCCGGTTTTTTTATACCCGGAGATAACTATGTCAGTAGTGACTCAAGGAACTCAACTTTTTGTGCTCGCGAATAATGTCGTGAGCGAAATCGAATGTATCACGGCATTCTCACCTGGAGGCAGCCCGGCCGATCAGATTGATGATACCTGCCTGAGCGAACGTAACACCCGAAAATATAAAAAGGGATTGCGTACACCGGGGCAGGCTACGGCCACGCTTAACGCTGACCCGCAGAACGCCAGTCACCTCATGCTCAGCAATATGGCTGAGTCCAACGACCAGAGTGACGTAACGTTTGCTATCGGCTGGTCTGATGGTGAGTCAGCGCCAACGGTAGCTCAGGAAAGTGACCCGGATGCAGTAGACGGTCTGTCCCTTCCATCTGATCGCACCTGGTATGTTTTCAAGGGTTACGTTTCCGATTTCCCGTTCGACTTCCAGGGTAATACCGTCGTACAGACCTCGGCCACTATCCAGCGATCCGGTCAGGGTGCATGGATACCGAAAGAGCAGCCAGGTAGTTGATTCAATGCGGGGGTAAACCCCGCCAGGCCATTAACGGAACAAAAAAATGAAACTGACTCTCGATACGCTTAAACAGAATGGTGCTTTCACAGGCCGCCCTGTTGAAAAAGAAATTAAGTGGAAAGACCGGAAAGGCAATGAGCATATTGCCACTACTTACGTGCGCCCGATGGGTTATCACACTGCAACCTCGGATGTGCTGGCAAGTCTCGGAAAAGTAGACGGAGTGGCAGGCCGTATCGCTGCATCAATCTGTGATGAAAACGGGCATCAGGTATTTACCGTTGCTGACGTAACCGGCGAGGCTGACCCGGAACGCGGCGCCCTGGATGGCAATCTGACAGTTGCGCTCCTTCTCGCCATTCAGGAAGTTAACGATCTGGGAAAGACGGACTCAGCACAGAAGACGAAATCTGGTGCGAATTAGTCCTCAATGGGATCGGGGGCTGCACCATAGCGGAGGCGAGGGAGAGCCTGAGCTTCCGCGAGTTTCAGCAGTGGGTACAGTACCGCCAGAAATATGGCAGTCTGAATCCCATGATGCGCACAGAGTGGGGGGCTGCGCTGATTTCTTCTGTGCTGGCTAACGTTAATCGTGCAAAAAACACCAGGGCTTTCACTGTCACTGATTTTGCACCACATTTTGCTGCGGCAGAACGTGTGGCTGCAAATGAGCCAATAAGCCTTCAGGAAGCAATGAGGACATGGGGCTAAAATAAACAATTGCAATCCAGAAACACCGACAAGTGACATCTCAGATAATGCCCCGCAGACGCGGGGATTAAAAATACAAGCATCCTTCATCGCATTACCAAAACGGACAACATTTTAAAGCCTGTAACTACTATGATAGTGTAGACAGAAATCCTTAAGGAGAGCCGATGAATGGCAAGCGAAAGGGAACAGGTGATTAAAGAAGCAAAAGCTATTTTTGAAAAAGATTTCGTTGTGCTCGATACGGAGACTACAGGGCTAGACGAAAATGCGGAGATAGTTGAGATAGCGATACTTGATAAAGATGGTAAAGCATTGCTGGATACATTGGTAAAGCCAAAAAATAAGATACCTGCTCAGGCGAGTGACATCCACGGCATCACCAATCGTGATGTTAAAGACGCCCCATCCTGGGTAGATATTTATTCTGTATTTCGTGAGGTAATAAAAAACAAAACGGTAGTCATCTATAACAGTAAATATGATAACCGTATTATAAAGCAGACCTGTTCATTGTATGGGTTGCCTAATCCAAGGCGTAAAAGTGAATGCGCTATGTTGCTTTACGCAAACTACAGAAACAGCACCAACAATTACACAGGAAATGCAAAATGGCATAAGCTCACAGAGGCTTTGGATCAGTGTGGAATCCCTAAGTCAGTTGCACATCGTGCGCGAGGGGATTGTGAAATGACGTTGAATCTCCTGCGATTTATGGCAGGGGGATATGATGGCCCATTTGTAGACACAGACTTAAACGATCAGAAAAATAAACGTAATAGAATTAATGAAAAAATCGTGAGTCATGACGAGGTTAAGACATTATACCATTTGCTTATAGGTATGGTGGTTGCTATATTGGGGGTTGCCTTTAAGGCAACCTTATCAATTATCAAAGGAATTGCAAAAAAATGAATTTTATCCATAAGGTGAAATTATTAAAAACACGTGTTTTTTTAGTTTTATTACTTATCCTTACTATTGCGTGTTTTTCTTTTTTTGCAATTTCAGGATTTAGGCCTATGGATTACCAGCTTGAGAAATATGGAATCAGCGCATTTAGGCAAGCACTTAAAGATCCAGAAAGCGCACAGTTCAGGAACATCAAGTTGGTAAAATCTGAGCAGAAGGGCGGATTGTACAAAGGCGGTTATGTTTGTGGAGAGTTTAACGCTAAAAACGGATTTGGGGCTTACGGTGGTTTTCATAGATTCTACGTTCATGTTGGCGCCAGAACCCGTTTTTTAATTCCACTTTTTGGAGTAACCCATTGGGAGTCTGATATGGGATTCGTAAAAGAAAATGGAAGCTTAGATGAAAAAATATCAAGCCTAAAGTCATTCATAGACCGATGTGCTCAGACCTAACTGAAAAACACTTCGTTAAACCTACAACCTGCTCCGGCAGGTTTTTTATTACCAGGAGAATATATGGCAGGTAAATCTCTTGGCACTCTCACCCTTGATCTTATTGCTAAGACCGGCGGCTTTACTTCTGGGATGGATAAAGCAGAGAGAGCCTCCGCAAAATGGAGTAAACAAGTTCAGGATGATGCTAAAAAAACCAGTTTAGCACTTGCTGCTACCGGGGCTGCCGCTACAACAGCGGCTATGGGGGTAGGTGCGGCAGGATTTCAATTATTAAAAAACACTTCGAAACAGATATCAGAAACAGATCGTTGGGCAAAGTCTCTTAACATTTCAACTCAAAATCTTTTAGCATGGCAATTTGCTGCGGAAAAAGCCGGTGTTTCTGGTGATCAGATGGCTGATATCTTTAAGGATATTGGCGACAAGATTGGTGATGCAGTCCTGAATAAGTCGGGTGAAGCAGTTGACGCGCTTAATGCGCTTGGTTTATCTGCCGAGAAGTTGTCAAAGACAACACCCGATCAGCAGTTACTGGCTATTGGTGATGCACTGGGGAAAATCGGCACAAATGCTGAAAAGACAACCATTCTGGAGAGTCTGGGTAACGACCTCTCAAAATTGCTTCCACTGTTTGACAATAATAATGAAAAACTACGTCAGTTTATTGATCTAGCCAAGGATTATGGTGTAGCACCAGACCCCGCATCCATTGATGACCTTATCAAGGTGAACGATCTTTTTGAGGATATTGATGCTCAGGTTAAAGGTCTGAAGATGGAGATTGCGTCTGGACTTGCTAAGGTCGATCTTACTGAATTAACGACTTCATTTAATAAACTAAGAGATGTTCTAACAGATCCTAAAGTAATTGATGGACTTGTTAAACTTGTTAATGAAGCCTCAAAACTCGCTGGATGGGTTATTACAATTGCAGCAAAATTAGGGGAGATTGCATCATTAACTGGAAATCGGGTTTCTGCATTGAGTGGAGAAATAGATACCAGCAATCTTGGTGAAGTAAATGAGAGGATCGAGTTATTACAAAAATGGACCAAGGAAAGGAATGGTCTTTATTCCCAAGATAAGTCGATGTTCGCTGAGTTATCCGGTGCTGACGATAGTGCAAAAGCCCTGAATGATGAATTAGGTAATCTGCTTGAAATCAGGGAAAAACTAAACAACCAAAAGAACCCCGTAGTAAATCTCCCACTTCAGCCCGCTACTGTAGGGGCAGGATTTTCTCTTGGGAAAGATGAAAGTAACGGTAAAACCACTCCTGATGCCGCAGCTAAAAAACTTGAAAATGCGTTCAAATCGATGGAGACCAATTATCTCCGTCAGAAAGCGCTGATTGATACCACAGGAAGGAAGACTGTTGAAATAACGGAGCTTCAAAAGCTTCAGTTTGATATGGCTGACGGTAAGCTTTCGGGTCTCAATGAAAAACAGAAAGAGAGGTTGATTCAACTTGCATCAGAAGTTGATCACCTTAACGCTGTCAAAAAGGCGAATGAGGAAAGCCTTAAACTAGCAGAGTACGTATCGAACCTTCAGCGCGAGAACGCTAATGCATCTTCATACCTTGATGCTGATGTGGTTGGTGCCGGGCTGGGCGATAAAGCCCGAGAACGTATGCGCGAGCAGCTCAGCATTGAACGCGAGTTTTTAGAGAAGCGTGAAGATTTGCAGCGTCGATACCAGCGCGGTGATATTCGTAGCCAGGAGGATTACGACCGTTACAACCAGGAACTGGACAAAGCACTTGCTGAGCGTCTCGATAAATACCGCTCTCATTATGAGCAACTGGATGAATTGCAGGGTGACTGGCTTGCTGGCGCACAGAACGGCCTGGCAAACTGGGTTGATTCCTCCAGTGATTATTATTCTCAGGTTTCTGATCTGGTCTCGGGTGGCATGGACGGGATGATTGACAATCTGGCTGATTCACTAAACGGCAATAAGGCCGACTGGTCAAGCTGGGCTAACAGCATCCTCAATGACATGCAGAAAATAATTCTCAAGGCGATTGTGCTGAACAGTATCCAGTCAATGGGGGGAAGCGGTGGAATATTTGGCTCTTTGTCGGGAATGTTTGGTGGCGGGGCATCTGGTGGAAGCACACCTTCCGGTGCTTATAACTCGGCGGCTTCTGGCCTGACACTGAATGCTAAGGGCGGGATTTATGATTCTGCCGACCTCAGCCAGTTCAGCAACAGCATTGTAAACAGTCCAACCATGTTTGCGTTTGCCAAAGGCGCAGGACTCATGGGAGAAGCAGGGCCGGAAGCCATTATGCCACTGACACGCACCGCAGACGGTAGTCTCGGTGTGCGTATGGTGGATGATGCCGTTTCCTCTGTGGGCGGTGGTGGGGCGAATATCCAGCAAACCATCCAGCAGCACTTTTCCATTTCCGGTAACGGTGATGCAGCCCTTAAGCAGGCAATGCAGCAGGCGGCAAGGCAGGGGGCTAACGACGGCGCGAAGCAGGCCCGTCAGGATTTGCTTCAGGATTTTCAGACGCGCGGGCAGGCCCGCCGGCTGTTGGGCGTATAAAACAGGAGTGAATTATGGCCGCACTTGAATGGCCGGAAGATGTCTGTCCGGCGTCCCTGACATGGCGACCGGAAAGCAATACCAAAACATTTCGCTCTCCCTTTAATGGCGCATCTCAGACGGTACGTTTCCCCGGCACCCGGTGGGTGTGCTCCCTGACATTTAATAACCTCTCGGATGAGAAATCCCGGCGTATTGATTCGCTGGTTGCTGAGCTTGACGGTGAATATGGCAGGGTAAAAATTCGGGACTGGGGGCGTTCAGGCAGAACCCCGGCTGGTTCACCTTTAGTTGACGGGGCGAACCAGACCGGGACTGAATTGCACAGTAAGGGCTGGACGGCGGGAATGGTTGTCCTGCGACAGGGTGACTATATTACTGTTAACGATGAGCTGAAAATGGTTACGGCAGATGTGAGCAGTGCATCGAACGGTACGGCGCTTATTCCGTTTGCGCCAATGCTGCGTAGTTCACCTCCTGCTAATGCTGTTATCGAGGTTGCAAACCCTTACGGGATTTTCAAGCTGAAGGATAACCAGCAGGGGGCCGGTAACCGGGTGCCGGGTGTGTTTACCAGCTACACCCTGGAATTTGAGGAGGCGTTTTAATGCTGTATTCCCCTTTTTCAGACTCAATGGTTGACTGGCTGTCGCGTGACCGTGTGACGGCAGTGATCGCCGCGAATATCCAGTTTGAATCCGGCACCGTTTATGTGCATTCCGGTACAGGGACCATCGTGTTGGGTGGTTACGTCTATTACGGCATGGGGCGAATGGGCGCAATAGATGACGCAAGTGAGACCAACACGACCAGTCCGACACAGCTCAAAATGACACTGTCCGGACTCGATAGCGCTCTGTTTGCCACGACGCTTAATGAGCGATGCGTGGGCAGGAATGCCGAAATCTATCTCGTTGCGATGGATGACAATGGCGTGGTCCAGGTTGCCGATCTTCTGTATAAGGGGCGGGCATCCAGCACTGGCGCAACCTTCGGGGATAACAATGCCCTCCAGTATACCGTCAGCAACATTTTTGAAGACTGGCAGAGGCCTTTTCCCGATCGCAATACCGACGAATCCCACCAGGCCGCGTATCCGGGTGACCGGATTTTTCGCTATGTGGCGCAAATGGCCGAGCGTTCGATTTACTGGGGCAGCAAAAAAGATGCGCCAGGATTTACCTATAAGTGAGGAAGCATGAAGCATCCGGACTGGCATAACAGATTAATCACCGTAATAAGGGCCGCTGAAAAGCGGCCTTTTTTATGGGGTGAGCACGACTGCTGCTTGTTCGCCGCGGACTGTGCGCAGGCGATGTGTGGTGAAGATTTTGCGGCGGACTGGCGCGGAACCTATGACAGCGAAACCGGCGCAAAGAAAGCCATCCTGCGCGGTGGCGGTTCTCTTGAGAAGGTCCTTGCGCGGTATCTCGACGAGGTGCCAGTGAAGCTGGCGCAGCGTGGTGATATCGCGATTGTTGAAAATTATGGCGCGCGGTGTGCTGGCGTGATTTATGGCGGGGCTGTCTGGGTTCCTGGTGAAACAGGACTGGTCTGCCTGCGTGTCAAACCTTTGAGTGTCTGGAGGGTTCGTTAATGCCGCAGGCTATCCCTATTGTGGCCGCCGTCGCCGCAGGTGCAGCGGCAGCAAGTGAAATGTATGCCCTTGCGATGGTGATCACCGTCGCAGCGCAGATCGCAACCCAGGCGATGACAAAAACGCCATCACTGAATGCGTATCGCGACACATCAGAGCGAAAACAGGTTCTGCGCGCGGCAGCCAGCGCAAAAACGGTTGTTTATGGCCGCACCGTCACTGCCGGAACCCTGTTTTTCTCCGAAGAGCAGGCGGGCGACCAGACCGAGGGTGAGATGCTGAATCTCGCCATTTCTCTTGCAGGCCACCCGTTATCCGGCGTTCCGGTTATTTATCTCGGCGATGACCCGATAAGCGCATACGGTGACAATGCCTCTTTTGAGGTTCACACCAACCGCCAGACTGCCGATCCTTACATGCTGGCGAACTGCCCGTCATGGAAAGAGGACATGATCGGGAAGGGGATCACCTGGCTGCGCGTGTCGCTGAAATTCAACGCAGAACAGTTTCCGTCAGGCATACCGAACATTAAAGCCGAGAAGCTGGGACGGGCCGTTTACGATCCGCGTACCGGGCTGACTGCGTACAGCAACAATGCCGCGCTGTGTATTCTCGACTACTACCGCAATTATCTGAAAGTCCCTGATTCCGACATTAACTGGGATCAGTTTCAGGAAGCTGCAAATATCTGTGATGAGGTTGTGGCAACCGGCGCTGGCGCGACAGAGAAGCGCTACACCATTAACGGTGAGTTTGATCTAAGCGAAAACAAAGCCAGCATTCTGGAGGCGATGCTTTCAGCCTGTGCTGGTGATGTGACGTATATCGCCGGGAAACACGGCCTGCTGGTTGGTGCCTATTATGGCCCGGCGACTGAAGTGATCACCGAAAGCCAGGTTGCCGGTAATATTGAAATCATGCCGGAAGTCTCCCAGTCAGAGCGTGTGAACACTATCAAAGGGACATTTGTTGATCCTGAACAGGGCTTTACTGAAGCAGACTTTCCGTCAGTTTCCGTCAGTGAGTGGGTGGCAGAAGACGGTGTCGAAATTTCACAGGACATGAAGCTTCGCTTTGTAACGTCTGAGTTCCAGTCCCAGCGCCTTGCGGACGTGAAACTCAAGCGAACCCGTATTTCCAGAACGATGAATGTTCCGCTGAACCTGAGTGGATACCGTTATCGTCCCGGAATGTATGTGAAGGTGAATTTCCCTTCGCTGGGGATCGTTGACGTTGAAATGCGCGTTACGGACTGGAAGTTTGGCGTGCAGAACGGTGCACAGGTCACACTGAAGCAGGAAACAGCAGATGTGTGGGGTGATGCGATTGGCAAGCCCATCGTGCGACCGCCGTTTACTCAGCTCCCCAGCGGTGGCGTGGCGCAGCCGCAGAACCTGAAATATACGGTTGAAGAGATTGGCCAGGTGGTGCAGGGCATTCTGTCCTGGCAGAACATCGGACAGGTCTCCTATAACAAAGTCATCATCCGCCGCAATGGTCAGATGGTGCTCTCTGTGCAGGTTCCAGGATCGTTTACACGACTGACCGGACTGCCGAAAGACACTTACACCGCACACGTCATAGCGGTAAACCAGATGGGCGCGGAGTCGCCGGAAGCGTACCTTGAGTTCAGCATTCAGGCACCGCCGCCGCCGTCTCATGTTGATATTGAGCAAGGGTTCTTCTCCGTCACGCTTATTCCCCGCCTTGCTGCCATCGCCAACGTTTCAACGCAGTTTGATTTCTGGACGTCAGGAGAAACAGCTCTTCCCGACTCATCAACGGAAACCGTTGAGGCTAACGCGAGCCGGGAGGGGATCGGAACCACATGGACGAGCAATCAGTTACAGGTCGGGCATACCTATTACTGGTATATCAGGACGATCAATGCGTTCGGCGCGTCGGCATTTGTCGAAGTCCCTGCACTGTGTGAGATGGATACTGGCAGCCTCATCGACATTATTGATGACCAGATACAGCAGTCTGATGCTTTCCAGAATATTAAAGAGGGGGTGGATACCAACCTGGACGGTATCATGTCGAACGCGCTGGCGAACCACGGAACTGTTGAACATCAGTTCCAGCAGCTTGGCGAAGTTCGCGCCGACATTCTGGTTGTTAAGACCACTATTGCCGATGTCGATCAGGGGCTGGCTGATCTGTCCACTTACGTACAGGCTTCCATTGGCGATTTAAATAGTGATGTCAATTCTCTGACGTCTGCCGTTAACCAGAAGATGACCGCTGAGGTCAACAGTGATGGCACAGCTAAAGCCTCTTATACGCTGAACATGGGGATAGTGCGAAATGGTGTGAAATATAACACCGGTTTCGGCATGTCTATTGAGCCATCCGGCAGCACCTATAAATCGACTGTGGTTTTTGCTGCCGATCAGTTTGGTATCTACTCGGGAAGCGATCCGGGGAACTACACTGCGGCATTCTTTGTTTTCAACGGACAGGTCTTTATTCGAGACGCGTTAATTCAGGATGGCAGCATTACTAATGCCAAAATTGGCAACTATATCCGGTCCAGCACTTTCGTTTCAGGACCATCAGGATCGGGGTGGAATATAGATAAAAATGGTAACTGCGAATTTCACGGGAAATTTTACGCAGACAGTGGTGGGTTTGCATTTAACGGTGCGAATAACACTGTGGTCGTGGACGGGAATGGTGTGACAGTAAACATTCCTGGCGGCGGGATGATCAGGCTTGGGACATGGTGATTTATGCCTTCAGGATTACTGATTGATTTGAACGACGGCGGGCCACGCATGGAGATTACCGCAGGGATGCGCTGCCCTTCCTACCTGCTGTCTGTTGCTGATGCTGGTGGTGTTTCTCAGTCGATAACCATCCCCAGAACAGCGGGCAGCGATGTGTTTGTCGCACCGAAGAACACCGTGGATATGAACTACTACGGCACCAACCTGATTCCTACCATCATCATGCTGGACTCATGTACCGTGTCAGGTAATACGCTGACGCAGAACATCTGGTGGAGTGACGGTATCAGTCATGTCCAGACAACCTTTGCGGCCACTGTATGGGAAATATTACCCATTTCAACGGGAAGTGCGGGGCTGCTCATCAGCAACAGCACTGATTTCACCGCTATCACCAACAACACGAAAGCCGGGTTTTGTGTGTGGCGCGGCGATATTACGTTCACCGGTTCATGGACTACGCCCACAACGTCTATACCGCGATCGAATTATGTTGTTTTCGCGAAATGGAGTGCGGCAGGGGTCACGATTGAGTTTGACGGTAACGTTATCACGGCCTATCAGGAACGGGACGGTGATAATGTGGCTGCAACAGTCACTATGCGTGTTGCCATATTTGCAAGCGGTGTCGGGCCAACACCCGGCACAGGTCTGAATATTATTAACGCACAGGGTCAGTGTGTGTTTTCAACGACAAGCAGACCGTTTGTCTACCTCGGGAATAAATACGCCCCATCGTGGAACGATACCGACATCGGTGACAACATGATCATGCTCGGCAGATACGGATTTCAGAGTATCAGAGCGGAAGGATGGTCGCGTCTGAAGTGGGCCGGACTGGTCAGAAGCGGAAATGTTGTGCGTTGTGGACGTGGCCGCCAGGTGGCTGTATGGGACCAGAATTATTCCGTTGTAAACCGACGTCTGACGGGAATAGATATTCCCTGCATCCCGGCCATTTATTAACCCGCTTCGGCGGGTTTTTTATTATCTGAAAGAGGTCATTATGTCCGCAGGAACATTAACCCTGACGAATAACTCTGCCACTGTAACTGGCAGCGGAACTGCCTTTTCTACTGAGCTGGCAGCCGGTGACTTTATCGTTGTTACCGTCGGCGGGGTCCCGTACACTCTTCCCGTTAAGACGGTTAACAGCAACACCTCGTTAACGCTGGTCAGCAACTACACCGGGCCGACGCAATCAGGCGCAGCCTGGTCTGCCGTTCCCCGTGTAGCCCTGAACATGGTTACCGCAGCGCTGGTGGCGCAGAGCGCTGAAGCCCTGCGTGGGCTGAACTACGACAAGCAGAACTGGCAGAGCATTTTTAGCGGGACGGGTAACGTTACAGTGACACTGCCTGACGGCAGCAGCTTCACTGGTCCCGCCTGGAGTGGCATCACCAATTCGCTAGACGGAAAGCTGAATAAATCACAGAATCTGAATGATGTTGCAGACAAAGAAACTGCTCGCACAAACCTCGGTTTGGGAACAGCATCAGTCAGGAATGAACAAGTATCAATAACAGATGCCGTTACTGACAGAGTAATGATGACGGGAAAAGCATTTGGAC